TTTGATAGAGCCATGAGTTCTTTAAGATTCAGACGAAATGCTTTGTTAGCTTCTACAGATTACCTTGCATTGTCTGATAATATTCTTACACCTGCTATGGCAACTTATAGACAGGCACTTAGAGATATTACAGAAGGATTATCTACAGTAGAACAAGTAAAAGAAAAAATATTTCCTAATAAACCATTTTAATGCACTTTATTTTAGTGTTGCAAATATGTTCTGCAACACTAGGAATTTGCCAAGAAAAACAAACTGATCCAAAATTATTTGATTCATTTTACGATTGTGTTACTACTGGATTTAGTGTAGCAAATGACATAACCTACAATATGGGGGAAGTATTTGTTAATGATAATAAAATACTAATAAATTTCATGTGTGAACAAGTTAATACAAATTAAATTTAAAAAAAATTATGTCAAAAAGTAATAATATTCAAAATAATAATGGCATCAGATTATCGATGCACGAAAAAATTTGTGCTGAAAGAATGAAAATTCTTTTTAAATCTATAGATGAAGTTAAAAAAGAAATTCAAGAATTAAAAACTGACATAAATAAAGGCAAAGGTGCAGTTAATGTTTTAATATTTTTAGCTGGTTTAATAGCAACTATTATTGGTTTTTTTAAATTAAACAATTAAAAAAAATAAACGTAGTTATGGCAAGAAGGATAAAAGCAGTTGTTGGATTAGTTAATGAATTAATGGCACAACTTAGTCTTGCAAAAGATCCTAATATTCTTGTATTTACACCACTTGGTGGACTTGGTCCTATAGATATTATTACTTTAAATATGTCTACAGGTGAGTATAATGCTTATGATGTTAAAAGTAAAAACTATAGAAAAACGAATTATACGTTTAAAGATGGTTATAAAAGAAAAACTAAAGGATCTCTCATCAATCGTAAAACGACTGATGAACAAAAAAAATTAAAAGTCAAAATCCTATATGCAACTATCTAAACATTTTAAATTAGAAGAGTTTACTAAATCAATGATTGCTATTAGAAACAATATTGACAATGTTCCTAATACAGAACAAATTAAAAACCTTGAAAATGTTTGTTATGAAATACTAGAACCTGTTAGAGCTAAATTTGAAAAGCCTATTCATATTAATTCTGGTTATCGTTGTTTGGAATTAAATCGTAAAATTGGTAGTTCAGATACCTCACAACATACTAAAGGTATGGCAGTAGACTTTGAAATTAATGGTCTTGCTAATATAAAAATTGCTGATTGGATTAAAGATAACTGTGATTTCGATCAATTAATACTTGAGTTTTACAACCCTGATGAGATAAATGCTGGATGGATTCATGTATCTTTTAATGATAAAAACTCTAATCGAAAAGAAATTTTAACTTTTGATGGAAAAAAATATACTAATGGATTACCAAAAATAAAATGATTTGGTTTAATTTATTACCTACCTTATTTAAAACCGGAGCTGAAATTTATAAAAATAAACAAGCAACTAAAATTGCTATTTCACAAGCTGAATTAGAACACGCAGAAAAAATGAAAAGAGGTGAAATTGAATACTCAGGAAAAATTTTTGAAAATCAAAACAAAGATTGGAAAGATGAGTTTGTACTTTTGACTATCTCAAGTCCTTTATTTATTTTAGCTTATGCAGTTTTTACTGATGACAAAGAAATGGAAAAAAAATTAGACTTGTATTTTGAAAAATTACAAGCTATGCCTTGGTGGATTACTGGTTTATGGATTTCGGTAGTTGCTGCAATCTATGGATTAAAAGCAACCGATATAATTAAAACAAATCAAAAATGATTTCTATTCTTTATGCACAGCAGTATAATAAGAAGGTAAATCTTGAAAACTATTATAATATTTTTATTAGCAACTAACACTAATTTTACTATTGATAGCAAATTAGAATTATATCGTATAAATTTTACTAATAAAATAAATAATTGTTTTAGTACGATAGATGAAGTAAGAAATAAAATTGCTGTCTTTGATAAAGAAACAAATAAATGGTTATTAAAAGATGGCAGACAATTTGTTGGTGGTATGTGTGAATAAAGTAGGATTGTAATATGGACTACGAACCAAATTACAAATTTACAATAATACTAATACTTGCTATAATATTCATGGCTTTATTTATGCAACCTATTTACCCATTGTAAGATGATAGTAGAAACTTTTCAAATAATGTTTGCAGTAATACCTTTAGAAATTAAAGTAGTAATTCTAGGTGGTTTTATAATTGGTATACATTGTTTTTATAAAGACTATCAAGCAAAAAAAAACAAACATGACAATCAATTATAGAGGTGAAACATTTTCAGGTTATAATAAACCTAAAAATGCCAGAACTAAAACTAAAAAATTTGCAGTATTAGCTAAGTCTGGCAATCAAATAAAATTAATTCGCTATGGTGATGCCAATATGACTATTAAAAAATCTAATCCTGCAAGAAGAAAATCCTTTCGTGCTAGACACAGATGTGCTACAGCTACCAATAAATTAACTGCAAGATATTGGAGTTGTAAAAAATGGTAGATAAATTATTTTATAAATTTTTTGGTTGGTTAGATAAATTAAATCAGAAGATTGAAGAAGTTTTAACTTACGATGTAGGTCAAGAAAACAAAAAAAAACAAAAGGATGAAGAAAAATAAAACTTGGGTTAAATCTAAAGTTTTATCTCTGATTTGTGGTTATTGTTTAGTCTGTAATAAACAACTAACTAGTGATATGGGTGGATGGATCATTAACCATAAGAAACAAAGATTTTGTCATGATGGTAAAGAAGGTTCTTGCTATGATAAATATTGTATGATAAAATTAAAACAAAAAAATATTTATGAAAGAAACACACAAAACAAAATCAGGTAAGATAGCTCGTAAAGGTTTATACTACAATATAAACCAACGTAAAAAAGCTGGTACATCTAGAAGTAAATCTAAATCTACGATTACTGCTAAAGCATATAAATCTATGCTATCAGGATTTAAAAGTTAATTTTTTAATTTTCTTTTCTAGCTGCCTAACATACAAACGCATATCATCTAGCTTATGTTCTAGATCTTCAATCTTTAACCGGTACTTTAAGGACCAATTAATTCCTATAACTTTTGGTTTAAATCTTGATACTCTTGCCATAAAGTTTGACCTGCATCCCAAAATCTTTCTTTTTTAAATTTCATTCTAATTGAATGTAAGACTGTGGTATGATCTTGTTGAAAATATTTTCCTATGTTGGTTAAGTTCATTTTATATTTTTCATTCAAAATGTTATGAATAATATTTCTAACCCTAACTAAATCTTGACTTCTGTTTTTAGTAAATAAATCTTTTTTACTAACAGAATATTTTTGACAAACCACATCAACAATTTTATTAAAAGTATCATGGTTAAGTTTAATGAAAGAAGCATTAGTAATTTTCTTTGGTTGATAAAGTTTTTCACTTTTACTGGCATGAAGTTTAGCTAACTTATAACCATTTTTAAATGCGTTTTTATATATTTTTTTTTCTCTATGAGAAAGACTGGCATAATGTCCAGCTTTTAAAGCTAATTTAATCTCACTAAATATTTTATTTTTAGTCATAGAAAGACTAAATTTCCTTTCATGTTTTTTTTTAAAAAAATTAATGACTATTTGCTCATTAATTTTTCTTGAGTCTGCATTACTTTTTCCATCAATCTAATACTATCTTGATGATACTTTTCAGCCTTAAACTTTGTTTCCAGGAATTTTCTGTGTTTCTTTTCTTGAAGATCCCTGTACTTTTGCAGATGCAATCTGATGTTTTCCATCATGCTCCTTTTTTACTGTTGTAAAATCAATTTTTATATTATCGATTTTTACTTCTGCATTAATTCCTTCATTAGAACTAATTGCAGCCTTCTCAACTGAATCAAACTCTTCTGATAGTTTAAAACTACACTCGCCAGATTTGATCCTAACATATTTTGTCATACTTTATCCTTTTTGGCAAACTCTTTTTTGTGTATTTCCTTTGTCATCTTGCAATATATGTTTAAATCTATATAATTATCCGCTTTATAATTTTTGGTACTTCTAAATAGCTTTAAAGCCATCATTAATTGACCTACTTGGTATGGTTTTATTTTCTTATGTAAATTCTGATTTAAGATAATAGTAAATATGTCAGCTAAAACATTAAAGTTTTCCTCATAATTACCATATTCTTTTTGACGTTCTTCAATAATCTTTTTTTGAATTTCTTGATCTATGTCTGTTATTTTTTGGTTCATATTATTAATGAGTGTCTTAGAGGGGAAACTCTGAAAGGGAACTAAGAAAAAAAACCCCCTCTAAGACTATATAAATTTTAAATAATTAAAACTTATATTGTTGTTTATTAGCATAAACAGGTTTATTTGCAAATCCCTTATTTACTGTTGGTTTGGCAGGTCCTGCCTTAGATTCACTAGGGGTTAGTACAATATTGATTACTCCTGTTGCATTTCCTTGTTCATCCATATCATCAAAGGCACATTGATTATACCAAACATCTCCGATTTTAGCACCCAATCTCCAAGTCTTACCTTCCGGAGACTTTGGATTAATTGGTGCTACCCAACTAGGTTTATGATCTCCAGGTTGTTTATCGTAGTTTGGTTGAAGTTTTATATATATCTTCTCTGACATTATTTTCTCCTATATTTTAGATTGATTGTTTAGTTGTTGTTTACGAGTATCAGCTATATCTGTAACTTGACGATAGGCTCGTAAATTATTTTTGAGCAAATGTTCAATATGATCTTTGTACACAATACTAACCAGATGATTTAATCTAGGTAAGTGCGGTGCATTTCTTAATTTAGATTTTATTATTTCAACATCTACTTGATCGTCCAAGTATTCTTCGGATTGTTCCTCAGAATTTTTATTTTCTAATGATTTAAGTTCACTCTTTTTAACATTGTTTTTTTGAGTAGAAAAAGGTTTTGCATCATAACCATTATCATTATCTAAACCAGTTTTTAAATTAAGAGCATTTAAGAAAGCATATTTTTTAGCATAGCTCATACCATTACCAGTACCAAACTTATCTAAGTTTCCCATTGCCGAACAACCATTAATTTCAATAAAAGATGTTGGTTCAGTAATGTCGTAGATTTTCATGCTGCAAGTAATCATTATAAAAGTTTCTTTTATTTCATTTTGATAAGTGCATATAGGATATAGTTCATTAGCTAACAATGTTTCCATTGCAACTTTTTGTACTTCATCATGCTGTAATGGATTAAAGTGCATACCTGGAACTTTCTTGCCTTTGATTACTCCACTTGCTTCACAAGATGCTTTATGTAATTTTTGATAGATATTTGTTTTCATATTATATTCCCCATAGTTTAGTTATTTGTTGATGTTGATATTCAGTTAGATCGCTATACAGATAATTTTTTAAATCTGGTGCTTCAACTAACTCCGCCATTAAAGAAGCATTACCTCTTGATGCTTCTAATAATCTTTGTATTGTTTTTGCTCTTCTTACTATATTGATTTGATAACAATATTCTAAATACTCTTCTTTAAATTCATCAAAGATTTTAAAATCTTCATTATTGACATAAAATAAAATAGGTTTTTTTTTTGTACAATGAAAATAAAAACTTAACTGAGCAACATGATCTAAGTTTGGTTCTTCAGGTAGTTTTTGTGTGTAAGGTTTTAAACCACTTTTATTATCTCTAAAATAAGGTGGTTTTGTTTTTAACTCAGCAATCATTTCATTACTTTCAAAATCAATTCTGCCAACTATAGGTAAAAATAATTCTTCAGGTTGATTATCAACATATCTTTCACTTTGAATATTTTCATTACCAAAGATTTGTTTTACTGCTTTTAAAGTTTGTTTAATAGTTGAGTGTGAAAATTCAATCATCATATCTCGGCACTCTTTATCTTTTTCATCTCTTGGATTTTCTTTTTTAATTAAATTTAATTCATAATTAAAATTATTTTCATAAGTTTTATCTTTTATTTCTTCTCTTTCAGCTCCAACAAAAATATATTTTGAAATTAATTTTTGAGTAGTATTGCCAACTAAATTACCAAAGTGCATTTTATAATTAGCAGATGATTTTCTTCGCTCATCTTGATCGCTAACTAAATATTTTATAATCCACCAAGCAAAAGGTTTATTAACAATTTGATTAGGACTAAAATGATCTTGACCTTTATTATTATTAATTTTTGATTTGATTAATTTATGCAATTCGTAGGTATCTTTATTTAACATATTTAGTTCCTTTATTTTTTCATATTTATATACTTATTTATTTACTTGTAAACAATTAAATATGTTATATATAAATACAAATTATATAAAAACGAAAGGAATTATGACACTTGAAGAATATCGTAAAGAAAAAAACTTATCTTATTACAACTTAGGGTTAAAACTTGGTATAAAAGGAGTACAAAATCCTGGTACCTCTGTGCAGAGATGGTGTTTAACTGCAAAAATAAAAAGATTTCCTGATCCAGATATGGTTAAGAAAATTTTAGATATAACTAAAAATAAAGTTACTATAAAGGATCTGTATGAAAGTTGGTGGCAGTCAAAAAAAATTTAAGTATCAAAGAGTTAAAGTAATTTGGTGGGATATAACATCCTCACCTTCCGCATGGGTTCACGAAGATGATATTGAAAGCAACGACATATCTGTTTGTGAAGATGTTGGTTATATTTATAAAAAGACTAAAGAAAAATTATGGCTATTCACTTCATACTCTGAAGATGAAAATGGTATGGATGTTGGTGGCTTAACTTGTTTTCCTCGAGGTTGTATTAAAAAGATTGAAATTTTAAAATGACTTACTCAGGTATGATGACAGAGGTTAATTGTGTTAAGCAAATAAAAAAAATTAAGTTAGAAAATAATAAGTTAAAAAAAATAATTGTAAGACAAGAAAAAGAAATAGATAGATTAAATAAAGAGGTAGAAGCTCTCAATCTACAATTACAGAAATTAAATAATGTCATTTCTTAATCACAACATTCCTGTATGGAAAGCCAAAGTCAGATTAGAATATTTATACAATAAAGAAAAACATATTGGCGAAGAAGAGGTATGTCTTGTTCATTCTATAACTACCTTAGAAGCTAGAACTCCATTGTTTAATATTATGCTACCGAATGGTGCTAATTATGCAAGGCTACCCATCACAGCTTTTTTTTCAAACGAGTACAAAAGAAAAAATGTAATTGATTTAGAATTAAAACAAACTGTGTATTGGGACTGCCTATCTTATTATGCTAATATTATTGAATACAATGCACTAGCCACATCACAATGTAAATTTATTGATCGCAATAATAAATTACATAGAGCTAATTATTTATTTAGTATTGATTATTGCCAACCTGATATGAATTTATTAAACATAACTTATAGTGAAGTAAGTGAGGAGCATAAGCATCATCATATTTTAGAATTAAATAAAGATGATGAGTGGCGAGGTAATTATGCTTTAATGCCTAACAATAAAATATTATTTAATCTACCAAACTTTACAGTCAAAGATCAGATACCAGATTATAAAACTAATATGGATTACCCAAGTGTTGAGACAGATAGCTGGAGTACGTCAGATGACGATAGTTTTTATTATAAAGTTAAAGAATAAAACTAATGGCTAGACGTACTTACGCATTTTCTAATGGGTCCTATAATGATTGGCATAGACAATATGATAATATTGCTATGATTGACATTGACAGCATTGAAGTTTGTCCTAATTGTTCTGAACCTTTAGCCATTATTGAAACTTGTTTTGATAAAGGACAGAAATATAAAACCACGACCTTAGTAAAGATAGTCTCCAGTCGCTTAAATATACCCTGTTTTTTAGTGTTTTATAAGAAATTGACCGAAACTAGCCTAACCTTTAGAATTAAACGTATAACAAGCTCTAATACAGAATTTGAGATAATGGATGAACAGACTTGGCTTAACATCTTGCTAGACCTACAAGCAAATCATAAAAATGAATGTTCGTATGGTAAATAATCGAGTTTTTCTACATATAACTTACAAATTATATGGACATCTTGATAAATTAAGCGGTATTAAAAAATCTAATTGTCTTAATTGCTATTTAGCTCTAATGAAATATGCTTGGAAGAAAAACAATTATGAGTGCGGGTTAAGATACTCAACTATTGCAAAGGACACTAAACTTTCACGAATTACTGTTAGAAGATGCTTAAATATATTAGAAAAATTTAATATTATATCCACTATTAGAGGAAAATCTGGGAAAACCTATAAGATTAATCAGGTATTTTTAAAGACAGATCAAGATGGATCAATATTATACATCCCTAATAATAAAATGTATAATAAAGATCACTCTGATGTATATAAAAGAGCAGTATTAGAAGAAGCAATATATATTAATAAGATTAGTACAATTATTAAGGATAATAGAGATAATAAACAACTTATAATAGACAATCTAGCAAAGCTCCCTCTGGATGACTTATTGGGTGATAAAACTAACCCTTATTATGTGTCTTTAGCAATCAAAAGAAAAAAGGAAATTGAGCTTGAAAATAATAGCAATTTTGTTCATCCTCAAAAAATCTCAAATGCTTTAAATAAAATTAAAAAGTCAACTAACTTTAGATACAGACAAAAAAAAGAATTTAATCAAAGAAATAATTTAGATTACAAAGGTAGGTCAAAAAAATAATGGCAGGTAGACCAGCAAGAAAAATATTCTGTCAGGCGATTACTCGTAAAAGTATTCGAGAAGGCAAACCTAGAAATTGCTTGGCAAAAGGTTATAAATGTGCAAATAATCGTTGGCTTTGCAGATTTCATGGTTCGCAAAATTTATTAGGCTTTAATAAACCAAATTATACAGATGACACTAGAAAAAAACAACTTAGAAAACTCAAGCAATTTAGATCCTGGACAGACCAACAGTTCGAAGATTATTTTAACCGAGAAGTCTCCACAAGAATTAAGTCTGGTGCAAAATCTCGATACTATACTCAACAGTCTAATAAATGGAAATACTTTAACTCATTGTATTCAATCAAAAATAAGCAATCCATTGGCGATCAGCTCGAGAGAATTTTATCAGATATTAGAAAAAAATCCTGAACTTGAGAAAAAAATACTTGAAGCAAGAAAATTAGGTATTCAAACTTTAATTGATCGATTGCTTGAAATTTTTAATCATCAAGAATTAGAAAATCCTAATCAAATTTTATGGATTCGAGAAAAAACTAAGTTTATACAATGGGTAGCTTCTAAGTTGACGACCCTTTATTCTGATAATAAGGTTCAATCTATTAAAACTGACCAATCAATTAAAATATCTTGGTTATCTGCAAATGATGATAGTATTATTGATGTAACTGCAGCTGAAACTATACCCACAGTTGAGACAATTTAGTCTTTAATTAGGTCCTTAATTAATTTCTTTTTTTGTTTATGATTTCTAATAAAAGTTTTTAACATGATGCCATTAGCTCTTATTAGATTTAAAAAAGTTAATTTAATTAGCTCTCTTAAATTTTGATCTTGTAATTGTTTATTCATTTTAATTATTTAAAATATAGTAAGCAATATTTGAAATTAAAAATATTAATATATATATTTCCATCATTCCTCTTTTGTTTTTGTTAATTACATTTAATAAAAAAACCTATTAAAATACCAATACAAATTAAATAAAATTTATATTTGTTTTTTAAAATAGATTTTTTTATTTCTTGTTTGGTTCTACCAAGTATAAGCATTAGTCCTGGCTATCTGTCTTTGTTATTTCACTCAAGTAGTTTTCCGGCAAGTAAAAAACATTGTTTTTAATAATAAACTCTTGATCTATTCTAGTCTGGACGTCTCCAAAATCCATGAAATCAAAAAATTTCTTGCTAGGATATTTTTTATTCAAGATTTCTACTATTGATTTATAATCTCTAACTTTCATTGTTTCTCCTGTACTGTTATGTCTTTTTTTTCATTCCATGTATCAATGATTTTTTCATTTGTACTGTTGTCAATGTATATGATCCAGTCTTTAATAGTAATGTATAGACATTTTTCAGATCGCACGTCTATTTTAATACCATTAATTTTTTTAATTATTTTTTTCATTTATGCAGCCTCCTGATTATCAACCCAAGATTTAGCGTCTTTAATACTTTTAAAATCTTCGGCTACCATATCCAACATATCTGCGGTCCAGATTGTCCAATACTCAACGCCTTGATCATTATAAGCATTGGTAATATTCCAATTTTTATAAATTATATTTTCCATTATGCTACCTTTCTTTCATTTATATAATTTAAAAAATAATCTGAATAATGATCACCTCTAAATGAATTTTCACCAAAATTAATATTATTCTCACCTAATAATTTTGATTTAAAGATTGCCACTTTTGGATTTGAATCTAATTCATAAATTTCTTTACGATTAAATTTACCAAAAACAACACCAATCATATCAGCCTTTTGTTCATTACAATAAAAACTAAAAACATAGAATGGCTCACCACAGATACCATTTCTATGATATTGCATATTTTTTATTTTTATAGTCATTGTATAACCCTTTCAGTTGTTATATTTGTACTTAATACTATCATAATTATATTATTAATCAAGTATTTGATCTCATATTTTAAGATCTCATTACTCCATAAAAATATTATGGAGTAATAGGTCCTTAAAAATTATTAACTAGTTTATAATCTTCTAAAATTTGATCCATAGTAAGATTGTTAAGCTCAATATTACATTCCTTTAGAAGTTGTTTGCCTGATTTTTTTTTCATTAATGATTTACAAACAAGAAAACCATGAACGAACCTGTCAAATCTATTCCATTGTTTAATGTCGCCAATTTGATTAGCTGATGTTTTTTCTAAATCAGCACTACCGAAGGCAGCTAATTGATCAAACAAAGTAATAATTTTAACAGTACCATCTTTTTTAGTGTATTTGTCGCCTACTTTAAACATATTATAACCCTTTCAGTTGTTATTTGTTTTGATCCTAAACTATTTTAAGATCCTATAACCCTAGATAATTCCAGGGTTATAAGTTATTAAAATTATTTATCTTAAGTACAATGGTCCAGTCCACTCAATTGGATAATTACCATTTAAAACATTTCCACGAGCCGAATTTAAAGCAGGAGTTTTCCAGCTAGCAGGTTTTAAAATATCGCCTTTTTTAAAATGTTTAAAATCTTCTTTAACTATAAAAGCAAAAACAGAATTTTCTTTTATAACTTTAAAGTATTTTTTACCATTTTGAAAAAACATGAAACTATCCCAATTTTCCAATGTTCTTTGAGAATGACCACTGGTTTCGCCAAATAATCTTAAATGATACTGTTTATAATCTTCTTTTGCAGCTTCAATTAAGTTATTAATACCCTGTTCAATTGTATTAGCTTCCCTATTTACTTTTATCATTTTATTACCCTTTGTTATTTTATTATATTTTTTATATATATACAAAAGAGATACATAATCAAATAAATTATAATTATTATTTAATGACAAATTGTCGCAGATAGATTAGAATGATTATAAATTTATAAAGACCAATAATTAATAAATAATAAGTTAAACAAGTTAATGAGTTAATAAATTAATTGGTTAGTAATTTGTTAAGTTAATGAGCTGCAAGTCTATAAACTCCAAGTCTATAAACTCCAAGTCAATATCTCTGAAGATCACTATTCTAATGCGTCAACGTCAATTTTTTTTTATACGAGTTAAAGAACGATTAGAATAATTCTAATCTGTAAAACAATCATTATAATTTTTTATTATTATTAGTGTTAACTTCTGATAACTATTAATTATCGGAACAGTATTACTGATATTTATTTTATAAAAACTTGTTTTATAATTCTAATCTTGTGCATTTTTTCTTTTATTTACCCCCATATCACCCACAAAACGCCACACTTTTTTTATATATATATACATCGGACTTGAGGACACCTTTAAAGCTAGTCACCTTTCTTTATAAAATTATCTTTTTTGTTTTATTTTTTTTTAAATACACTAAATATGGTATATGAACTATTTTTACTCAGAAGATTTAGATTATGTTTGTTATATAGATAAGAATAATAACAACGTAGTTATTAAATTTTTTAATTTTCCTGATAGACAATCATCACAATTATTCACTAAATATGTTATGGCAACATTAGGATTTAACTACATTGTAGAAGAAGAGTTAATAAGTACAATGATCCACTAAATATGGATATTAAAATACCTTATACACCAAGAAAACATCAAAGTTTTCTTCATAATCAAATAGATAAATATAGGTGGAGTGTATTAGTTTGTCATAGAAGGTTTGGTAAAACAGTATGTATGATTAACCATCTTATTAGATCAGCATTACTTTCTAAATTAAAAAACCCTAGATTTGCTTATATTGCACCAACTTTTAAACAAGCAAAATCTATTGCTTGGGATTATATGAAACAGTTTACAGATAAGATCCCTTATATTAAATTTAACGAAACTGAGCTAAGAGTAGACTTACCTAATGGCTCAAGAATTACCTTGCTAGGAGCTGAAAACTCAGATGGGTTAAGAGGTATATATCTAGATGGTTGTGTCATAGATGAATATGCTAATGTTCATAGTAAACTGTTTCCAGAAATTATTAGACCTGCTTTATCAGATCGTAAAGGCTACTGTGTCTTTATTGGTACACCTCAAGGAATGAATAATAACTTCTATGAACTGTATCAACACGCACAAGGTGCTAAAGATTGGTTTAATTATAAAGCAAAAGCAAGTGAAACTAATATTGTTGATAGCGAAGAATTGTTAAAAGCAAAAGAAGTTATGGGTGAAAAGAAGTATTTGCAAGAATTTGAATGTGATTGGATTGCTAACATTGAAGGCACTATCTACGCAGATGTATTAACTAAAATGGAAAACAATAAACAAATAACTAGAGTACCTTTTGATCCATCCCTACCAGTAAACACTAGCTGGGATTTAGGAGTCTCTGACCACAGTAGTATTATATTTTTTCAACAGTTAGGCAGAGCAATAAATATTATTGATTACCATGAGGAACGAGGTCAAGGGTTACCATACTATATTCAGTTTATTAAAGAAAAAGATTATGTTTACAAAGATCATTTTGCACCACACGACATTGAAGTAACTGATTTTAGTAATGGCAAAACTAGACGTGAAATTGCTTACCAGTTAGGTATAAGATTTAAAGTTGTACCTAAAATTCCATTAGAAGATGGTATACACGCAACTACTTTAACCCTACCTAAATGTTGGATTGATACCGACCATTGCAAAAAATTAATAGATGCGTTAAGACATTACCATAGAAAATTTGTTGATAAGAACAGGATGTTCAGATCAAAACCGAATCACGATTGGAGTTCTCATGCTTGTGATGCTATGAGGTACTTGAGTGTTGGCTTACAGGAAATAAATACTAGACAAAATGCTCCACAAGTTGTAGCAGAGAATGAGTATAGGATAATATAATTATGGGTTCACTTTTTAAACCAAAAATGCCAATGTTGCCACCTGTGCAACCTTTACCAGAACCGCCAAAGGCAGAACTTTCTGAAACAGAAAAAGCAAAAATTAAAGCAGAACAAGATGCGATTGAAAGAAGACGTAGAGGTAGAAAATCAACTATACTAACTTCTCCACTAATTGAGGAAGCTAGAGTTGAGAAGAAAACTTTACTAGGAGCTTAATATGGGTGGAGCAGTATCAGCAATTACAAAACCAATTACAAGTATTATATCACAACCTGCACCTAAATCTGCATCTATGTATTCTGCACCAACTACCGCAGAAATATCTCAAGCAACTGCAGCTAGTGCAACAGAACCAATGACAGTTAAAAAACGAAGAAGAGGAAAATCGCCAACTATACTCACATCATCAACAGGGGTTCAACAACCAGCAACGCTTGGAACATCTACGTTGCTAGGAGGATAACGTGGCTGAATCACCTTTAGTTAAAGATCTTCTTGCAAGATTTCATAAATTAAAAACACAACGTCAAACGTGGGAGTCGCATTGGCAAGAAGTTGCGGATTATATGTTGCCAAGAAAAGCAGATGTAACTAAGCAACGATCTAAAGGCGATAAGAGATCAGAATTAATTTTTGATTCATCACCACTACATGCGGTTGAATTATTATCAGCATCATTACATGGTATGCTTACTAATCCATCTGTGCCTTGGTTTTCTCTAAAATTTAAAAATATAGATTTTGTAGATGAAGATGAAGCTAATGAATGGTTAGAAGATGCAACTGAAAAAATGTATGACGCATTTAATAGATCTAACTTTCAACAAGAAATTTTTGAACTGTATCACGATCTAATTACTTTTGGAACTTCAGCAATGTATATTGAAGAAGATCCAAATGACATCATACGATTTTCAACTAGACATATAAATGAAATTTATATTTCAGAAAATAATAAAGGAAGAATAGATACAGTATTTAGACATTTTAGAATTTCAGCCAGAGCTGTAGTCATGCAATTTGGTGAAGAAAATGTTTCAAAACAAATTAAATCTACAGTTATAAAAGATCCATACGAAGAAGTTTCTATCTTGCATGTAGTCTATCCAAGAGAAAATTATAATCCTAATAAACGTGATAACAAGAATATGCCATTTGCATCTTGCTACATTGAACCAGATAACAAACATGAAATATCACAATCTGGATTTAATGAGTTTCCTTATGTCGTGCCAAGATATTTAAAAGCATCGTTTGAAATTTATGGCAGATCACCAGCAATGACTGCATTGCCAGATGTAAAAATGTTAAATGAAATGTCTAAGACAACTATTAAAGCTGCACAGAAACAAGTTGATCCACCACTATTAGTTCCTGATGATGGATTTATATTACCTGTGCGAACAGTACCAGGCGGATTAAATTTTTACAGATCCGGAACAAGAGATAGAATTGAGCCAATGAACATTGGTGCGAACAATCCATTAGGTTT